CGGAGGGGGTCGTTCTTTGTACAGCGCTGCGGTTTATTGCAGCTACGTACGCGAGGGTCAAGCTTGACCACCGCTACTTAGAGGTTGTGCGTGCCCAGACTTTAGGGTACCTCGAGTGGCTTTAGTAACCACTGCACTTAACTTGGAGAAAAGCCTATGGCAAGTCCAATTACGGGCCCCTTCGGGGAGTCCGCGGACGTTGATACCATCAACAAGTATTTCTACGTTAGATGGTCCCGCCAGAGAAAGCCGTACAACGTCGTCCTACCGTATGACCTACGGGATTGCGACGTAATCGGTGACTCTGGAACCTGGAACAAAGTGCGACCTAGCACCGTTGCGTCCTGGTTGTTCGGGTATCTGGGGAGTGGAATCCCCCAGGTAGACAACATTGCCTATTCCAAGCTAATCGGGAAGCTTCACGGGACACATGCAGATTTTGGCATTGTCCTGGGTGAACATCACTCCGCGAGGAAGATGATCACCGCTCGTACACAGACGTTAGTTACGATCGCTAAGTTCCTCCAAACAAGGAACGGACCCGGTTTGTACCACTATCTCCGTGCACAGCCCCGTACCCGGCCCCCAAAGAGTTTCAAGGTCGACATTCCCACTGCATCCGCGAAGGGTGCTAAAGGGATTGCCGGTCTATGGCTCGAATGGAGTTGGGGTTGGAGACCCGCCTACGAAGACATCGTCAACGCGTTAAATACGTTGGTGGAGCCCGTATTGGTGGATTACGTTCGGTCTCGGCACACGGCGCGCTTCAGCCTTCGGGCAGAAGACGCTTACAGTCCGAGAACGGGGACAGGGTTTGGCGAATTCTACACGTCACGGAGCAGCAGAGTTTACAACTTTGACTACACCGTGGCAAATGGATGCCGCTTCTCTGTTACTAACCCGAACGTTGCCCTGGCCTCACGGCTGGGGGTGCTTAACCTACCAAAGGTCCTTTGGAGTGTTACTGCATTCTCCTTTCTAGTCGATAAGTACGTTAATATTGGGCAGCTTTTAGGCTCAGTTACGGACCTCTCCGGCTACCAGATGATGTCAACCTGGACCTCGCGAAAGATACAAGGGACACACACTGAGGATGGTTACTTGCTCAAAGAGTACGATCAGACCGTATGGCCTGGCGAACCCTCGGTACAAGTGACCAAGAATCAAGTGCAGTCTTACTTGTTGAAAGCGCGTGGTGAAGGCCTTCTCAGGCCAGTTTTGACATACCGACGTCCTTCAGTCGGTTCTTTGGGTGAAGCTGCGAGCCACATTAGCTTGTTGGTTCAAATCCTCCTGAAGAATAAATAGAAGTTAACCCAGGTTTAAAAGCCTAAGTAAAGGAGTTCAATATGCCCAGCGCTGTTGATCTGACTGTCAAAGCCGCAAACGGCACGACAGACGTTGTTTACGCCGTCATCTCCAAGGCTACTGGCTTTGGCCAGTGGGCCCTGTTCCGCGTTGACGCGGGTAGCGCCCTCCCGGTGATGGGACGCCCGACGTTCCGCACCCGCAGCAATTCATCCCCTAACGGGGTGAACCACGTGGATGTGGAATTTCGGTATCCGTTCTATTACACCGACACCTCGAAAGGCGGCATCATTGTCGTCGATCCCAAGGTGGCCATCACGTTCAAGAATGGAGCGTGGCACGTGCCGCAGACGGTTGACACCGCCTTCACAGCACAAGCCACGGCTCAGTTCCACAACTTGATGACGCACGCGCTGGTTCGCCAGCAGTATCTCGACCAGTCGTGCATGTCGTAACTGGCATGAACCCTGTACGCGGAATGCCCGGTAGGGCAGCCCACGTGGACGGATTAAACACCCGGACCACACTCGAGATCAACATTTGGGAGAAACACTGTGGTGAAAACCAGACCTCCGAGGAGCTCATGGAAATTATCCAAGACTTCGTTGCCGACGAAGCAATCGCGAGATTGCGGAATCGACAGCGGTGTCGTGGGGACACTCCATGGCAACGGCTTAAAATCAGTTCGGTCATCGCTCAAGTCGAGCAGGACGCCGCAGACTGATCCGTTGCTTAGCTCAATCATCCTGGCCATTCGGCAGGATCTTAACAGCCCCAATTCAATCAAAGCTGCAGAAATGCTTGCGGAGAACGACTGGGCGGGGATTTGTGGCCTTTCAGCCGATCCCTCGAACTATAGTACGCCCGAAGCCTACTTCAGTGACGTCATCCCGACGTGGCTGAAGAAGTGTTACGAGCTCGCTGATCCGGCAGATGCCGCTAAGCGTGATAGCGCCACCGCCCGAAAGTGGTGGGAGGCTGAACAAGCCTGCTATCGTACAAATTTGCGACTCAAGCAGTTCCTCCCAGGGTGCGTTCAACACACCGAGGTGGATCTGCACGTTCACCGGCATCTCGCCGGGGTGCGGAAAATCATTGAGTCGTGGATTGGATACGGACCGAGCGAACCTGAGCTTGGTTTTAGTCCTGGTTCTACTGTTACGGAACGTGGCGCCTTGAGTACAGCGGCACACAAGTTACATAAGAGTCCTTCCTGTACCCCGCATCTGGAGGCCGCCGGCTTTCCGGGTTTTATCGGCACCATGTGGCACCATAACATGGTTGATGCGGACCTAGAACCTACGCGAGTCAGAGGTGAAGAATACTTCACGGTTCCCAAGAAATACAACATTGGGAGGCCTGCAGCAATGCAGCCAACTCTGAACGCGTCTTGTCAAGTTGCCAGAGGTCGCGAGCTGAAAAGAAGGCTCAAGCGATCAACGGGTACCTCACTTGACGATGCAGGGAACCTCATCCGGAAACCCGGATGGGACCTGCGGGAGGCTCAAGCTATCCATCGCGAAGTTGCGAGGGTGGCGAGCCTTGATCGGTCTTTTTGTACGATCGATCTTTCTAGTGCTAGTGACATGCAAGCAAGGGTCTTGGTACAGATCCTGCTTCCCACCGGGTGGTACAAGTGCTTAGACGCACTTCGTTGCCACACCATCACCAAGTCGCCCGCGAGCCTCACGGCTGACGGGTTACCTGGAGGTGACGGAGCCTACTGGCTGGAGAAGTTCTCCGCCATGGGCAATGGGTTCACATTCGAAGTCGAAACCATCATATTTGCTGCGATCGCCTGTTACATCACCAGATGTCATGGGTATTGGGGCGAGTTGGGTTTCGACGTGTTCGTTTACGGCGATGACATCATTGTCCGCGACGAACTTTATCGTGAATGTGTAGCGTTCCTCGAGTTTTGTGGTTATAGTGTGAATCTCCAAAAGAGTTTCCACGGGGCCCACAACCCCTTTCGGGAGAGCTGCGGCGCCGACTTCTTCAACGGAGTCGACGTTCGTGGTTTCTTCCCGGAGAAAAGCCCTACCGGGCCGCTCGAGGTAGTCAGTCTCGCTAACCAAGTCAGAATCTGTGCGGACAAGGCTGCCCTAATCGGCATAAACCTCAACCGTACTTGGTTCACGGCCCTCTCACACCTGCCTCGGCAGGTTCGTGATGTTCGTGGACCGCTTCTGCTTGGTGATACCGTCGTCTATGACCCCAACCCACTGATGTGGCGCCGGCGAAGAAGACAGGTTACTCAGCACTGCATCCGCAGTGACTTCTCTGAGTATAGCGAGATAGTCGTAGTAGAAGAGCAATGCCAAATCCTCCGGGATAAGGGCGTTGTCCACTCTTGGGATCGTTTCGATCCTGCTACGGTCCTAGCGTGTGCGGTGCTAGGTTTTGGTGAGGGTAACTACAATAAGCCCGGGGGCATTTCGCCCCGAGCTCCCCGCCGCACCTATGCCGATAGGGCTTCACAGCCTGACGGTTTTGCACTGCATTGGGCTACCCAGGAAGCTAATCCTGGGATATGGGTAGCGTAAAACCGCTACTTTTTGTCCGTTTCTAGTAAACGGTCTGGTCTAAAAG